GAGGGAACGTGCTCTACTGCACTCGCAACGGGGTCACGTTCCGGGTCTCGGTCGAGCTGGCGGAGGATAACGAGATGGGTGGATCGCATGACTAAGAAACCGTTGCCCAAGGGGCTGATCTCGACAACGATGCTGGCGCAGTACATGGGCGGGGAATGGGACCCGGACCGCGTGCGGCGGATGTTCGTCCGCACCGGCATTGGCTTCCAGCTGAGGGACAAGACCGGGAGGCTTCGCGGTGGATGGTTCACCACGCGATCGCGGATTCGGGACTTGTCCCTGGAGCTCTTCGAAGAGCTGAGCGAGGTGGAGTTTTGAGCGCGCGAGCCATCGCTCAAGCGGCGACGGTCCTAACCAATGAGGCCACAGGTTCAAACAGTGCAGACAGTACCAAACAGTACCAAACAGTACCAAAGACTCTGAAAGTGAACAGGTAGAGTAGAGGCTATGGCCAAACGGAAACCCAAGCGACCGCCGAACAAGCCACACCACGATATGGCTGAGGCGCTAGCCTATGGGCAACTGTTTGGCGACAGCGCCGCCAGTGAGAAATTCAGCATAAGTATCAGGACGATACAACGCAGAAGGTCGGAGATTGCCAAGGGCCAAAAGCCCGAACTGGCAGCGATCGTCGCGCAAAACGCCAAGATCGCGACAATGCGTAGCCGTGACTTGTTAACAGACACGTACGAAGCGGCCTTAAAAGCCCTGGCTGAGCGGATTGCGGCACGCGACAAATGCGACAGAATGAAGGACTACAACCTCATTGGGGCCATCGGAATCCTCGGGTCACAGAAGATGACCCGGGACATGGTGATGTCAGAGGACGTTGTGGTGGAGGGATACGATGCCGACAACGAACCCCCTCCAGGCTATCGCGGAAGCGAGGCGGCTGCTCAAGCTCCGGGACGAGACCCGGGAGCGCCGCCGAGCGGCACAGGCTCGCCAGTCCACTAAGACCAAGAGAGCTGAGGAGGGTGTGCTTGACCTGATGGGTCGGGTGTCGCCAAGGTACTTCCGAGCGGACCACTTCGGGATCTACTGCCGCAAGATTGAGGCCGCGGTGGGCGGAGGTCTCCGGCTCGTGTTCTCGGCGCCGCCCCAACACGGCAAGTCAGAGACGACTCTTCACGGTCTAGTTTGGTTGATCCTGCGGTACCCGGGCAAGCGTCACGCGTACATCACCTACGGCCAGAAGCGCGCGCGGAGCGTCGCCAGGAAGGTCCGCAGGCTCCTGCAAGTGTGCGGCGTCGAGGCGTCGGGGACGCTCGACATGGTTCAGCTACCGAGCGGTGGTCAAATCCTGTTCACGTCGATTGACGGTGGGATCACTGGTGAACCGGTTGACGGCCTCGCGATCATTGATGACCCCTACAAAAACCGCAAAGAAGCAGACTCAGCCGCTAGGCGGGCGACGGTTCTAGATAGCTACCGGGAGGCGATTGAAACCCGTGTTCACCCGGGAGCATCGATCCTACTACTCGCGACAAGGTGGCACCCGCACGACTTGAGCGGGACGCTGATAGCTGAGGGGTGGGAATCGATTAACCTTCCGGCGCTTGCCGAGGCCGAAGACCCCAACGGGCGAGCGGTAGGCGATGCACTCTTTCCGCAGAAGTGGCCGGTTGACGAACTCGAAAAGAAGCGCGCCAAGGTTTTGGAGTTCACATGGGCCGCTCTCTACCAAGGCCGCCCGCGCCCCAAGGGCGGAAAGGTCTTCCGGGAGCCGACCTACTACAGCAAGCTCCCGACCAAGTACCGCGGAGCCTTCGGTGTGGATCTCGCGTACACCGCGCGGACATCGGCGGACTGGTCTATCTGCGTGGAGATGTGGCGCGAGGAGACTGGGGATCCCAAGAGTCCGAACTTCTACATTGTTCACGTTGACCGCAAACAGTGTGAGGCCCCAGAGTTTTCGACCACGCTTAAGGCTCGAAGTCTGCGCCGGCCCGGGTGGAAGATGCTTTGGCGAAGCAGCGGCACAGAGAAGGGCGCCGCGCAATTCCTGCAGAAGACACTGCCGCTTGTGGTGCAGAATCCCCCTGGGGACAAGCTCGTATCAGCGACAGAAGTGGCCGCAGCTTGGAACGAAGGGCGCGTGTTCGTTCCTGACCCTGAAGCCTTTGCCGACGTCCCAGGTTTTGAGGATTTGGATGAGTGGCTATACCCGTTCCTTGACATCGTGGGCAACTTCACCGGCATGGGTAAAGAGGTGGACGACGATGTGGACGGACTCGGCAACGCTTTCGAGGCGCTGAATTCAGAGACTTCTATGATGAGCTACTTGCTAGGAAAAGTTAACCAATGATCACTACCCATGACAGCTGGGTCAACCCAGTCACCGGAGTCGGCGGGGCCTCCGACAAGTCGGCGAACTTCACATTCGTGGGTGGCGATGAGTGGTGTTGGGACTGGACGCGTCTTGCTGACCTGTACGAGGCCGATGCAATCGCGGCCAAGATCGTCAACGCTGTGGTTGATGAATCCTTCATGTCCGACTGGACGCTTGAGGTAGGCGCTGACTCTGACGCGGCACAAGCTTCGCGCGATTGGTTCGACGCTATCGGCGGAACGAAGGCGATCAAGCAAGCGCGCAAGTGGTCGAGACTCTACGGCGGCGGAGCCGTCTACATCGGGAGCGATGACGGTTCGCAGACTGACCCACTCACCATCGGCAAGGGGCGCTTGCACTTTCTGACGGCGTACGAGGCGTCGGAGCTGATCCCTTCGAGGTACTACAGCAACCCGCTGCTTCCGAACTACGGGGCCCCGAGTCACTACCAGTTGATGCCAATGACGCGCGCAGCGGTTCGCCCGATTGTTCACGAGTCGAGGCTTATTCTGTTCGACGGCGTGGACACGACGAAGATCAAGCGCGAGCAGCGGCAGGGATGGGGCGGCTCGGTTCTGATTCGCCCGATGAAAGCGATCCAGCAATTCAACGCGACGTTTGCCACGGTGCAAGCGTTGCTCGCCGACTCATCGCAGAACGTGTACAAGTGGAAGGGCCTTGGCGATATGCTGATGGCTGGACAGAACGATCTCATAGAGGCCCGCATGAAGGTCTTTGATCAGGTGCGATCGGCTATTAAAGCCATCGTGGTGGACGCCGACTCAGAGGACTTCGTGCGCTCGCAGCTTCAGCTTGGCGGTATCGAAGGCATCATGGACAAGTTCATGCTGCGCGTATCAGGAGCCGCCGACATGCCGGCAAGCAAGCTCTTCGGTGAGGCGTCGGCCGGGCTCAACGCGACCGGTGAAGGCGACGCGAGGAACTGGCACGCGCAAGTCGCGGTCGAGCAGCGTGAGCAACTAGAGCCTGCGATGGATCGCGCTCTTCGCGTCATGTTCAACGCGCCCAACGGACCCACGGGAGGAGCCGAGCCCGATAGCTGGGAGGTGAGTTGGCCGCCACTTTGGGCGCCTACCCCGAGCGAGGAAGCGGACATCGCAACGAAGAACGCGGCCACGGACCAGACCTACTTCGACATGGGGGCATTGACCGCTCAGCAGATCGCGAAGGCTCGCTTCACCGCCGGAGGCGGTGAGCGAGTGGTGCTCACTGAGGCGGAGATTGAGGCGATCTCGCCGGCGATGGTCGAAGTCCCAACGGATGGCGATGATCTAGCGGTCGAGACTGAGGCGCCGACGCAGACTAACGCGCTTGAGATCACTCCAAGCGACCTGGCAAAGATCGTCACCGTGAACGAGGCTCGGCGCGCAAGCGGGCTATCACTACTGAACACGCCAGAAGGCGAACCGGATCCAGACGGCGGACTGACTATCGAGGAGTTCGCGGCCAAGCGAGCAACGGCTGCTGAGATCACTGGCGAGCAAGCAGGTACCGCGCAAGCCGTGGGCACAGTGGCGACGATCCTTCCGCCCGTGCCCGGCGTGCAACCGGTGAACCCGGTAGACACCGCCGACACTGACCAAGGGACGGACGCATCCGTCGAGGCCCTGGCCTCCAAGATGACGGAGTTCGCGGTTCAGCGTTGCGAGCACGGCGTGGTCAACCGGTGCGTTAAGTGTGGCATCGAACGAACAAGGGACTTTGCAATTGGCAACGATGGTCAACCGGTCAGGGACGCAGAGGGAAACATCCAGTGGTCGGTCCTCTGGCGCCCCATCGGCGCGAAAGCCCCGGGTCCAACTGGACCCGCGCAAGGTCAAACCGAAACCCCTACGTGACCCGCACGGGATAGAGCGTGAGGCATCGGAGCTTGCGCGACGGGTGCACGCTCAGCTGGCGCGTAAAGCGGTCCAGACCTTAGCGGACCGAACGAAAACACTCACCACCGACAGCATAGAAGAGACGGGATCAGAGTCCGACCTGATGACGCGGCTCCTGGAGCCCCAAGTCAAGTTCAGCGAACCCGAAGCCGCGTCGCTAGTTGCCCGTGTGACCGCGCACAACGCGCGCCAGATGGGTCAGTCCCTCGGGGTCAAGATCCCAGAGATGAGCACTCGGCGGTCCCTTGCCCTCGCAAGGCAGACGGTCAAGACGATCCGCAGCATCGCGGGCATCGTCGCCCGGGCGCTTGCCCCTCTGATAGGGCGTTCTGTTCGCGAGGGTCTCCGAGGCGAGGCTTTCGCGGCCGAGGTGGCCAAGAGGCTCAAGGTCAGCGAAAAGCAAGCCGAGCGCATCGCGGTGGGTCAGGTCATCCGGGTCAACTCATCGATCACTCAGGACCGCCACAAGCTGCTCGGCATTGTCGAGTACAAGTGGCGAGCTGTCCCAGACTCCAACACCCGCGACTGGCACCGCAAGCTCGATGGCACGGTCCAGCGCTACGACGCCCCGCCGTTAGGCGGAGGCGGCGGACCCAAAGACCGCGGGCACCCAGGCAGCGCGGACGTGTGCCGATGCCAGGCGATACCGGTCATTCCGAAGCGCAAGCGCTAAAACCCGTGGCTTTCTTGGCTGAGCCGGTAGCTGTTCTCTTGGTCCGGCTCCAATCAACCAAGGCTTTAACCAGCGCGCGCGGGCGCGGCTGAAGGAGACCGAACGAATGTCCAACGTCATCAAGCTCGAATTCGGCGGCAACGCAGTCCGTCACTCCGAAGACAAGTTCCTCTGCCTCACCGACATGTGGCGGGCAGCCAATGGCGATCCGAGCAAGCGGCCGTCGAAGTGGCTCGAAACGGAGTCAGCTAAGGTTTTCCGCGAATTCATCGCAGAAAACCACGGTGTCCGTATCAGGGACACCGTGCGAGCGCAGAGCGGTGGGGCAGGCGGTTCCGGTGCCACCTGGGCTCATTGGCAACTCGCCATGGCCTACGCCAAGTACCTCAGTCCCGAGTTCCACGCGTGGTGCAACGATGTCGTGCGGGCTCACATGGCGGGGCAAACCTATGGCGGGGTTGACCATTCCGGCCTGCAACTAGCCATCCAGCGCGGATTCGAAAAGGGCGCCGAGTTGATGATTGCCAAGATCGAATCGGTCAAGGGTGACATCGATATTCTCAAGGTCGAGACTCGCGCGCTCAGCAAGAGCGTCACCGAGCTAAGCCAGTCGATCAACGTTCGGAAGGACTTCACGGCGCGTGTTCGCGGTGAGTTCATCCAGGTAGTTCGTGAGAAGTATGGCTGTGACTGCCCGGTGTGCCGCGATACGCGGATAGTCACTGATGGCCGCATCCTACGCGACGCAGCTGGATCACTTGGACAGTTCGACCATTGGAACAATGTGCGGTCACAGAACCAACGTGAGAACGGTTGGCTCATCTGCCGCTTCTGCCACGCACGAAAAGACCCATCTGAATTCGAGCCTCACTTCAGAAGCTTCCAGAAGTACGCGCGAAACGTTGCGGGCACTGACCTACAACTGACCTTGGTGAAGTAACTTAATGCCCACAACCGCCGAACTAGTCGCAGAGCTGAGGGCCATCACGGATGAGTCGGAGGCTCTTCACGTGCGGCGGAGCGAGATCGTTCGCGAGCTCAATGTCGCTGTGGGCCCGATGACGGTCTCTATCGTTGACGGAACTCTGACGCTTGGCGGAACCCGAGTCACTCTCAGCGAGATCCCAACAGTGGCGATCCGCAGGCTTGCGGCCGCGCTGGTCGCTGTAGCCAACAGGCTAGACGCGGGCCCGTGACATTCGCGGAGCTGCTCGCCAAGTATCCGCGCCTGGTAATCACCGGAGCACCCCGAACCGGCAAGACCAGCCTGGCTCTACAAGTCACGGACCGCCCGGTCCTGCACACCGATGACTGGATGCACTTGCCGTGGCGAGAGCTACCGGACGCGGTGAAATCCGAATCGGAGAGGCTCCCTCGCTACGTGCTCGAAGGAGTGCGAGCGGCCGACGTGCTGCGAAGCGGGCTCGAAGTTGACGCGGTCGTTTACCTCACCGCGCCCAAGGTCGAGCAGACCGAACTTCAGTCCAACATGGGCAAGGGCGTAGCTACCGTGCTCGCTCAGTGGGCCGCGTTGAACCCCAACGTGCCAATCATTCAAGAGGAATCATTGACCTCACAGACTCAAGACCGCGCAGACTTTCCAGTGGCAACCAGGCGCTACGCGCTGAGCACGCTGGACTACGCCGGCGGCAATGTCGAACGCACGCCACAGGGCGGCCTACGCATCCGCGCGAGGGTCAGCAAGGCGGGGGTCTATGACTACAACCGTTCTGGCCGCGTGCTCCGTGAGTATCGCCCAGCTGAAGAGCTCAAGCGACCTGAGGCCATGGCCTCGCTCAAGGGTGCGCCGATCGTGGTGCTTCACCCGATGGCTGAGCCCGGGCAAGCTGTCACCACCGAGAATTTCAAGCGGCTCACCGTTGGGCACTTTGAAGATCCGGAGTGGAACGAAGAAGCGCAGTCTGTTGACGGATGGGTCGTGATCAATGACGCGAGCGCTGTACGCAAGATCGACGCGGGTGAACTGCTCGAGATCTCTTGCGGGTACGACAACCAGCGGACGCTTGAATCGGGCACGTCACCGGATGGCAAGCCCTACGATCTGGTCCAGACAGACTACGTTTACAATCACATTGCTTTGGGT